TGAAAGGATGGCTGCTCGCGGCGTCACGCGCGCGTCCGAGCGGCCGGGAGAACCTATTTCGGTGTAGCATTTTGCTACAGCGCGTTTCGCCCTATAAAAATAGGGCTTTTTGCACGCGAAGTGCGTTTTGTGCCTATTTTCTAGGGGTTTTCGTACGCTGCCGTTTCGGCTGTATCGTTTTGCGTCACCTTCCGCACCCGCACCACCTCGGCTGCCAATGCGGTCAGGTGCTCCAACTCCACGATCGCGACCCACGCCTTGCCATTGCGGCGGTGTAACACGAGTGGGATTTTCCCACCCGCATCATGCCGCGCCTGATCAGTGGCGGCGTAGAGGCTCAGGGTTTCCGTACGCTTTACCTCGACGTGTACGTTGACGCCTTCGAGCACCACGTCGGGCGACTCCGGCCCGCCTTGGTATTGCACGCCACGACGCGAGGGGCAGCCAAACACGTTGCCGAGCTCGGCTGCCGCCTCACGTTCGCCGCGCTTGCCCTTCTGGCGTGACATGCGGCCCATGGTTCACCTGTAGCGAATCACCGCATACCAGCGGCGCGTCACCGGCGAGTATGCGACGCCCTCTTCGACGATCTGGCGCTGCCCAAAGAAACAACACGCCCTACGAGCCGCCTCGGGCGTGCTGCCCATGCCGATCCCTTCGGTCTGGCTGCATTGGCTATGAATAAGCGCCCCACGCCTGGCGATCACGACGGCGTGATCTTGGGCCGTGACGATCGCCACGGGCCGACGCACGACCACGGTATCCGCCGCAACCGTCGCGGCGGCTGCCATGAGAAACAAACAAACGATCCATCGCATAAAAACGTCCTCCGGTGACACAAAAACACGGCGGCTCGCGCCGCCGAATGCGTTAGGCGACCGCCCCCTTGAGTTTGGCGAGCTCCCGGCGGCGTGCCGCCTCGAAGGCCGCCAGGTCGTCGCCTTGGAAGCCCACGGCGGGCGGCTTGTCGTCGTGCCTGCCGCCGGGCTTGGCGGCTTTCGGCTCGTCGTAGGTGCCGGCCAAGATCTTCGCCACGAAGCCTTGGCCGACGAATTGCAAGAGGGTGGGCGGGGTCTTGAAGAAACGGCAGCCCCGTAGGCGCTCGATGGCCTCTAGGGCGGCAACGCCCCAGCCGGGCTCCGCAAGACGCTCCGAGAGGCCGCTAGGGGGCTCTGCGGGCTTCCACGGCCTGCCGGGCCCGTTGTTCCACGCTGCCTGGATTTCCGTCCACGAAACCTCGCGCGGAGGAGGAGGAATTTCTCCTCTTATTTCCTCTCTTCTGCGACGATCGGGCGTCGGACGTTCCGGCGCGTGAGCGTCGGAAGGGTCTGGAGGGCGTTTTCGGCCGGGATTCCGGTCTTCAAACGCCCGAGATCGGTCGGCTTGCTGGGCTCTCGACTTGGCCGCCTGGCTGAACCGGCGGTCCCATCCGGGGACAGCAACGGTGGCGACCGTCTCGTCGATCTCCAACCAACCAACGGACTCAACAGCCCGCCAGAAAGAAACGTCTCCCCCGCACACCCGGCATAGCCGGGGCGGGGTCATTTTTGCCGTGCCGTCGGCGCAGTGCATCGAGGCCCACGACCAGAGGCGGTAAAGGCGGTAGACGACCACCTCCACCGGCTCGCCAGTGATGTCGATGAGCTCTTGAACCTCGGGCTTGTCGGGTAGGCCCAGGTCGAGCGCGATCCATTCACCGGCCATCCATGGCTCCTTTCGTCGTGTACCAATCGCGGCGGAAGTCTGCGAACGCCATCTGTCCTCCGCCCACGCGGAAGGCGTGGTAGGCGATCAAGCATTGTTCGAGATGGGGGTCGGCCTTGGCCTCGTCGCGGCGCTTGCGGGCGGCGAGGTCGTCGCGTTCGCGCTGGCGGCGTTGTTCGAGCCAAGTGGTTTTCATTGTTGCCTCTATGCCATTCCGCCCCGCCGCGTCGAAGCGGCGCCGTGCCTATCACGAGGGCGGCTGCGATCAGACTGATGTCTTCTTGCGTCGCATCCCCTTGTGGTAGATCAGGGAAATCGCGTCATAGGTCGCCATTGATCGACCGTATGACGAGCTATCTCGATCCTTGCCGAGCTTGAGATTGGCGTCAGCGGCCCTTAGGACGCTGGTGACAGACTTCTTACTGAGACGAGAGACGAGTCGATTGGCGTCGTAATCGGGGTGCTTTTTGATGAAGTAACACATTCCCTCGATCATGTCGCCTTGGACGGATCCGTCCTCGCCGGTCCACGCCTGATCCAGCAGCGCGAACGCCTTGCGCAGTCCCTCGCCGCCGACACGCTGGAAAGACCGCTCTAGCGCCTTAACGGCGCGGATATAAGGCCACTTCGCGGTTTCTTCGCGAAGTGCGAGCTTGAGCCCCGCATCCTTAACGACGGCTGCGATCGACAGCGTCTGCTCGTCGCCTTCTGTCATTTGGGCACGAAATAGAGAGACCGCCGACACGTTCGTCCGCTCACGGTTTTTCAGCCGGAACACACGCGCCTCATGCTCTTGACCGTCAGAATCGAACACATCGCACGGGACCATTGCGATGTCGAGCTTGCGGGCCGCCGTAAGCCTCTGCATCCCGTCCACGACCCAGTACGATCCGTCGCGGCGCTGCCCGACCGTGAGCGAGCCGAACGCATCTTGGTCGAGGTTTTTTGCGATCCTGTTTACGCGGGCCGTGATTATCGTTCGCTGGTAAGCGTCCGAGATGTTTAGCTCCTCGACCGCGATCTTTCTGTTTTCCGTCTTTAGTAGCCGCATAGCGGTCTCCTTTCGTGTCCTATTCACCATCGTCGGCCGCACGTCAACGCGACGCCGCCAGTTTCAAAACACCTCATCAACCTTGCAGAACCGCACCCGGTGCTTTGGCACCGTGTAGAACTCGCACTCGCGCCGCTGGATCGGGTCACGCATCCGCTCAACAGCCCACCCGTCTCGCGTCCAGCCGTAGACAATCGCCGCGTGCGTGCGTGTTCTGTCCTCAATGACGTACATCAGCACGGGCCAATCGGATTTCGCGTCTTCCTTGTAGACCTCGTCAACGATGACGGTCGGATACGGATAGTCATCGCGGCACGTCCATTGGAGATTGGTCCGCACCTTGTGCTCGATGCGGCCTTGGATCATCAAATCGCCGTCGTCGGCGTACTGGCGGCGAGATGCAGCGTCGGGCCGCAACACCTCGGGCGGAAGCCAAACCTGGACGCCTCGCCCACGAGCTTTGGCGGCAAAGTCGTTGACAGCTTCGCGGCTTTTGCTCAGATCCCGAATAAATGATTGGTCGTCTTTCATCTTCACGCCCTTGTATTGGCCGCGTGTCGTGCGGCATCCGGCGATGTCACCGCAGTCCTGTTCGTTTTTCCACGGCCATCGCTGCGGTGGTTACGCGCCACTCCCGCTCGGCGACCCATGCGGCCGTCTGTGGCAGCCGACTGCGCCCAGGGTGGGGCGGCTGTTTCATCTGCCCAGCCTTTCGAGCCTCGTGATCCTGTCCTCCTCGGCCTGGATCGCCTCGCGATCCCGGCGACTCGTGTAGATGCCCGCGTCGACAATGAACGGCGACGGCGGCTCGGGCTGCGGTGCGGCTGGGGCGGTGGCGTCCTCGTCACCGCCGCCAGCCATGCGGCGGCGGTACTCTTCTTCCGATTCAAAATCCCGACGAAATCTGGCGTCCATCGTTTCCTCCTTGGTTAGACCAACGCCGGCGTCCGCGGCGTCTTCGTTCGCAGTTGGCCCCAATCGCAGTAGGCGGCCTCAAACAACGCAGGCGACCGATGCCCCAGGTGGAGCCGCCCGGCTCCGGCCTGTTCCATTTCGCAATGAGTGGCCCCAGAGCGGCGCAGCCACTTCGACGAGCCGCCGAGCCCCTGGCCGTCGAGGAGCTCACGCATCCACCGCATCGCCATACGGCGGCCGCACGACCACCCGAGGATCCTGTCGTCGGGTGAGGCCGCGAGCATGGCGTCGATGGCCGTGAGGCAGGCCGGCGTGAGCGGCCTCGTCAACGGATCGCCCGTCTTCGATTGCGTCCATGCAAGCGTGTCGCCGGAGACGCTGTCGGCGGTGAACGCCATCACGTCGCCGAACCGGGCGCCGCACTCGTAGGCGAGGAGCACCCAGCACCGGAGGAACTGGCCGAGGTCGGCCCCCGACCGCAGCCGCCGGCCGTCGTATTTCCTTGTCGCTTCGACGAGCGCCTTGAGTTGCCCGATCGTCCACGCCTGCGTTGGCCGCTTGCGGGCCTTGATCTTCATCACGCCGCGCGGGGCCTGGTCAATCATCCCGGTCTGGTAAGCCCAACAGTAAAGCGTTAGGAGGATCGTCCGCTCGGAGCGCACGGTCGTCGATGCCTTCTCGGCGGCGATGCCGCGGAGATAGGCGTTGACGCGATCGACCGTCACCTCGCCGCACCTAGCGGCGATGCGCGAGACGTTGGCCGAGTAGGTCTGCGACACGATCCGCTCGGCGAGGTACGCCTTGGCGATGCGCGAGAACGTCATGATGGCTGGCCGCTTCACGTCACCACCTCCACCGCCATCGCCCGCACATGCCGATACGTCACACGCAGCCCGTCGTAGATCGCGACGTAGAGATGCGTCCGCCCGTTGACGGGCATCACCAGTCGTGTCGGAAACCGCCCGCCGACGCGGCGGTAGGTCGTGCCGTCGAGCGGCCCGCCGACGAACGTCGCGCTAGAATGGGATGTCATCTGGTGCGACCTCCCGGTGAGCGGCGAGCACCTTGGCGGCGGTGCCACGTCGCGGCTTGTGTTCCGTCGCCTCCGGCTGAATTGCACTCTTGAACCCGCCGACGTTCACGAACGTCCCGCGATCGGTCGCCCGGTGGTAGACGCGGGCGACAACCGCCTTGCCCTCCAGGTCGCCGGCCTCGATGGCCGCCATCAGCCCGCCCTTTGGGATTTCGAGCGCGACGCGGAGCTCGTGTGCGATCCGCTTGGCCCATTCGGCCGTCTTCGGGAGACGACAGAAGACCCACCTATACCGCCGCTCGGCGTGGGCGAGCCTTACCTCTAGGCGGTCATCGTGGTCGATCACCTTTTTGATCTCCATGAAATGTTCGCCCTCGGGCAGTTGCTCCCGCTCACCGGCCGGAGGTGCGGACGCCTCGGCAGGCTGCGGCGGGAAATCCACGTCATCAAACCAGTCGCTCACGTCGTTACCTCCGGTGTGTGTGTGCGTCCAACCTTCACGATCGCCTCGACGCCGTCGCGGGCGATCTCCTCGATCTGGTCAAGCGCCTTTTTCTCCGAAACGTGGCCGGTGCGCACGCGGCCGATCAGGGCTTCGATCTCGTCGATGCGGCGCAGCATCTCGGCCTTTTGCTCAGCGGCCTTGCGCCGCTTCGCGGCCCACGGTGTTTCGTTATGCCACGACATCGGCGGCCTCCTTTTCCCACGGGGCATCGGTCGGCGGCTGAATCTCGGCGTGTCGCGAGTTAATGAGCCCCATGAGCGTCGCCACCTGTTCGCCCGTGAGCTTGCCGGCCGACTCTTGCTCGGCGATGAGGTCGCCGATGTCGCCGAGGGCCTGGACGCTGTCGGCCTCGGCGATCCGCTCGCGGAGCGTCTTTGGCTTCGCCTTCGGCTTCGGTGCCGCCGGGGCCGGCGTGCTGGCGAACAGCGGCGCGAGGCTGTCGATCGTCATCGGGAGCTCGGCCGCCAGGCCGTAGCGGTTTTTGGCGTCCCACGCCGCCGACCGCTCGGCGTAGATCACCCGCTCTTTGCCTCCGCGAGCCCTGACGCGGCCGTCCGAGCCTTCGACGAGCTTCGTCTTGTAGTTACAGAAGAGCAGGGCGTCGGCCCACTCGCGAAGCAGCGGCGCCGTCTGCTTCGTGAGTTTGAGCTCGTAGCGGTCGTAGCCCTCCTCCTGGTCGGGCGGCGATGTGCGCTTGACCTGCGAATGGGCGACGAACACGACGTGGAGTCCGTTGCGAACCAGGCTGTCGGCGGCGGCGAGGAGCTTGGCGAAGTGCTCGGCGAGCATGGTGTAGCCCTTGCCGAACCCGAACTCCTCGATTGACCGCTTGCCGCTCTTGCGGAGCAGATGGTCGACGAGGTGCCGCTCGGCCCAGTCGGCAGAATCCACGACCACCGTCTCGAAGCCTTGGCGGTCCCGGCCGAGCTCCAGCATCGCGCCTTCCAGCGTCAGCCAGTCGTGGCACGCCACGCGGGCCACGTCGAGGTGATGCGTACCCTCCTCGGTGTCGAGCACCAGCGGTGACGGGAACATCGCCGCGAGCGTGCTCTTGCCTATGCCCTCGGTTCCGTAGACGCCCACGCGCGACGCGGTGGCTTGTTTGCCTCTCGTGATGTTCAAGCTCATTGCCTATCTCCTCCTTTGCCTTTTTGGAATTCCTCAAAACACAACTCTTGCCACAACTCGGAGCGGTAGATGTCTGTCTCGTCTGGCGCCCTTATTCCGATCTTCACGCGGTCGCCGTCGATCTCTCGGACGACGATCTCGATCCGATGCTCCGGCACGACGATTGACTCGCCCGGCCTCCGACTCAGTACCAGCATTCACCCTCCAAAACCCGGCCAGCGGCGATCCGTCGCCGCCGCCGAAGCGTCATCCTTGATTTGCCGGCGATCCGTCGTCGGCTCCCTTTGAATCGCCGTCGATAAACAGGGCGTCGCCGCGCTCGGCGCGGGCCGCCATCTCGTCGACTTTTGTTTTGCTGCCAGGCGGTGCCACCGTCGGCGGTGCCGCCGCCATCTGTGCCTCCACCTCCTCGCGGATTGCCGTGAGCTCGTCGAGTGCGAGCGTTAACGCCTCATGCAAGAGCGTGCGGTCGCCGGCAGCCGCGCGGGCCGCGTAGGTGTCGCCTTGGAGCGATTGCCCACCGGCCCGCGCGGGGCTGCCGTACAACCTCACGATCGCGCACAAGTGGGCATGGACTCTGGCAGTGCGTCGAAGCCACTCCGCCAACCGTTGACACAGCCCAGAACGGAGACGGGTACGACGGCTGGCGTCCAACTGCCGGCCCGCTGTACGCACCGTTGCGCGTGCTCCTCCTCCGACCAGCCGCGCCGGATCTCGGCGCACGCCCGCAAAATTTCCTTTCGCGAGGGGTCTGGGCTCCTCGGCACCGAATAGAGCGTGTGTAGCCGGCGCGAGACTTCGGAGATTCGCATCCCCGTCATCTGTGCGATGGATTCGTATTTCACTCCGGCCCTCCGCCATCCGCGGAGTTGAGCGTCCGACACTGTCGCTCGAAATTTGCGAGCCATACGAGCCTCCTTGCTGTGGCGCGGCTCCCGTCGCTCCTCGATTGGCAGCCATGGCAGTCCGTCGCCTAGTGGGTGCGTCGCCCCGGTTGCTCCATGCAAGCCGAGGCGGTGACGTTGAACGTCACGGGGGAGAAGATAAGGCACGCCTAAAAACTCAGTCAAGAGGAGTTTTTAGGTGTCGCTAATTCTGCGAAAAACGGCCTTATCGGAGCCTAGTCACCGGCACGCTCAGGGCGTCTGCGATGGCGCAGACAGTTTGAAACTTTGGCTCGGAGTTGCCCACCAGCAACGCCCAGAGAGAGGGCGGCTTGATCCCTGCCTTGTCGGCCAGGTCTTTCCTCGTCATGCCACGCTGTCGCATGATCGCCTCGACCCGCTGGCCCCATTCGCAAACTGGCACCGCCCGCGGCCTGCCGCCCGCATGGCGGGCAGATGTCCGCCTCGGCTTTTCCCGTCTGTGCTTCCCAACGGTCGCCATTTCCTCGCCCTCCATGGGATCACTTGCCCACGGCCTGCGAGGAACCATACGGTTCATCACCGGCCAATACACCCGGAAGGGCTCGAACCTTCAACCTTCGGTTCCGTAGACCGATGCTCTACCGGAACTAAAGCCGGGCCGGTTGTGACGATCGCAGGGGCGAACTTGAAACTCGCCGGGGGCAAAGGATGCTCTTGTGGTAGTACGTCGGCAGTGGGGTAGGCGGCCCCCCTGTCGGCCCCACCTCGACACGCACCATGTTCCGCGCCTCTGGCCCGACGACACTCGGCGAGTACGTCCGCGACTACGGGCTCTTTCACGACTGCCGGCCGGAGACGCTGCGCCAATACGCGATCAGCGTCGGCCTTTTCGAGCGGTGGGCCGGCGGGCCTGTGTTGCTGACGAACCTCGACGCGGCCAGCGTCTCGGAGTGGATTCGAGACTATGGCGCCACCGGCGTCGCGCCAAATACGGTGCGGTCAAAACGGAACCATGTGTGCATCATGTGGCGGGCCGCCGCCGACGACGGCCTCTGCGAACTGCCCACGCGCCGCGTGAGGCCCGTCCGCTGCCCGTGGAAACCGCCCGTCGCCTGGACCCGCGAAGAGGTCGACCAACTCCTCGTAGCCTGCCAGCGGCTCCAGCGGTGGCACCCGTGCGGCATCCGCCGATCCGCCTGGTGGGATCTCGCCATCCGCGTGGCGTGGGACGCGGGGCTTCGCTGGGAGGATCAGGTCCGCCGGCTCCGTCTCGAACAGGTGAGGCCCGACGGAACGATCGCCTTCGGCCAGAGCAAGACCGGCAGCGTGGTCGTCCCTCGCCTGTCGTCCGAGACGCTCGCGGCTCTGGCCGCGTCGCTCGCAGGCCACCCCCGCGAGCTCGTCACGCCATGGACGGCGAGCCACGAGACGTTTACCGCTCAGTTCAAACGGATCGTCCGCCTTGCCGGCATCCGTTCTGGCACTTGGAAATGGCTGCGTCGCTCTTCCGCGACCGACTGCGAGATTCAAAAGGAGGGCTCGGCGACCGAGCAGCTAGGCCACCGGCCGGGCTCGCAGATCGCAAGGCTTTCATACATCGACCCAGCCCTCGTGGCGGCGTCGCGTTCGCGCGTGCGGCCGCGGCCTCTGCAATCTCCCACAAGCCCCCCCCCCCCCCCCCCTAAATTCACAAAAGGGAAACGGACGGCGTAGGGCGAGTTAGCATTGCATACCATGCGTATCGACACGGCCGACTACCTCACATGCACCAACGCCGCCAAGGCGGTCGGCATCTCTCGCCAGGCGATGCGCAAACGGGCCGAGGCCGGAACCGTGCGGTCGGTCGTAATCGACGGCCTTCTCTTCATTCACAAAGACGACGCCCGCCCACTCAAGTTGACACCTGACAACCGTCGATAGTACGGTTGTCACCTGTCAACCAGCCAAGGAGGGCGTTATGCGAGGCGTTTGGGATCGTCTTTTGGAAACCCTGCTCTGGGTCCGCGTCGGCCAGGAGCTCGGCAGCGACAGCGACCTTGCCCAGACGATCGCCGGCGGCATCGACGCCGCGATCCGCATCATCGGCCAGGTCGTCGGCTAGGTCCGCCGCGCGTGCCGCACGACGGCAATGATCGCCCTCATGGCGATCCTGTTTTCGGCGCTTGCAAACCAGAGATTGCAAAACTCGATCACGCAGCCGCGGAGCACCAGGTCGAGAGCCGCCGTATGGCTTGGCTTGACGCCCCAACGGGCCTCGATCTGCTCGCGGACCCTGGCCGTAATGACGGCGATCGCGTCGAGCACCTTGTCGCCGACGCTGTCGAGCTTGGCGGCGTAGTCCGCCATCGTCTTCTCCGGCCACTGCCGGCACACCTCCTCGACGATCACGTCGCAAGTGTGCTCCAGGGCCTCGCCGGGCGGGCCGATGAATTGCCGCACGGTTGACCGCAGGCCGTCGAGCGTCAGCGTGTCGAGCGTGTCGCCCACCGTCACCTCCCGCTCAATGGCTTGGCCGGTGAAGCAGTCGCGGGCGACACGCCCGGCACGCCGCAATTTCCATCGGGGCAGCCTGCGCCGCCTTTGCACTTGCACGACGCCGGGCAGGGGCAGGGTGTGCGGTGGCCGTCGCCGTGCGTAATCCATCCGCCCTTACACTCGCCGCAGCACTTGCCGGGGGCTGGCGTCGGCGATGGGGCCGAGCCATCGACGGCGAACCCGGCGTAGGCCACGGCCACGGCCGCAGCCGCGCGGGGCTGCTCCTGGTCGACGGCGGCAGGCTCGGCCGCCAGGCTGGCGAGGAATGCGATGAATGAACGCCACATGGCTACCAGCCTCGGGAGTGGTCGAGGAGCGGCTGACCGTCGTCACCGACGCGAGCGTGTACGAGGTGCGATTCCTCGGGCGGCTTTTCGGCGACCAAGGCGACCCATAGGAAGGTCTTGGCGGCGCGTGCCAAAAACCGGAGGACCGGGCGGTCGGGCTGCGGCGTCGGGTTGACCGGCGACGACGGCGAGCTCGACAGCCACCAGCCGGCGGACATGCAGGCGAGGCAGAGGATCACAAGTTGGCGATTGGTAAAAGTCATGGGAGCCCTAACGGGTCGAGGAACTGATTGCGGACAGGGAGCCGCGTGAGCGTGTCAACGGCGGGCGCCAGCCAGTCGCCGTGGTGGATGTCGCGCCACTTAAATCCCGTCTCGACGGAGCCGATGGCCCAGGCGTCGCCGAGCATCCCCTCGACGACGCGGCGGCGTGCCCAGAAGGCGCCGGCCGGAAGGTCATCCGGGTAACGGTTGGCTTGCGGGCCGATCCAATTCGGACCCCAAGAGTTCAATATGGCGATGAGATCGTCGGGGGCGCCGTTGGCCTTGTACCTGACGCCGACCGCTACCATTTGGTGCATCCATGTGCCTTGAGCCTCCGCGATGCCGCTCGGCCCGAGCGTCGAGGAAAAGCCCTGCGAACTTGCCAGCGTCACCGGGAAGCCCGCCTCGATCGCGGCCGTAAGCTCGGCCCATGTGCGGACCGCGACGACGTGCCGGCAGGGGTGGCGCTTGGCCTCGGCATCCATCTTGCCGCCGTCGGCCTGGCCTCCGCACCCGTAGGCTCCCCAATCCTTTTCTAGCTTGGCGTCGTAGGTGGTGAGGTCGACGCTTGGGTATGGCTTGCGGTACACGACGCCCCACTCGCGCAACCACTTGGCGGCGGCGAAGCCCGTGGATCCGTCCGACCAGCCTGCGAACGCCTTGCCCCTAGCTTCGCAGCGGCTCCCGCCGTAGATCGCCTCGGTGCTCGGGGCGAGCGGCGGCTCGCTCGCCTTGCCCAACTCCCAGTCGATCGCCTCGGCAATCCATACGGCGTGCATGGCACCCCACGCGACGCATGAGCCGTTGAGTTGCTTGCCGCATACAAAGGGCTTGCCGTAGCGGGCCTGGTGGGCACGCTGCATGGCCCGGTATAGAAACGTGTCGCGGCCGGCAGCCTTTTGCATCGCCTCGGGGGCGGCCTGCGAAAAGAAACGCTCGTTTCCAAGCTCGGCGAGAAACGCCCGCGCCCCCTCGGGATCCGGCGTATAGCCAAACCGGCCGTCGATGCTGCGCTCCAGCGTCACCCACGAGCGGGCCGCGATCACCGCCGCGATGAACAGGAGCACCGTGGCGGCGAACGTCCGCCACGATCGGTAGGCGTCATCGTGCCGCATCGGCGCAGGCCCTCGACAGTTCGCGGTATGCGGCGACCCATTTAGACCGCTGCTCGGGGCTCACCGGCCCGCCCGAGGTGCCGACGGCCTGGTCGAGGTAGTCGTGAATTGCCTTGCGGGCGTGCGGCTGGCGGGCGCCGATGGATACGCCGCGGAGCCGGGCCTCGCGAGCGGCGACGCGGAGGTCATCAAACGCCACGCCGGATTTGAGCCGCGGCCCACCCTCGCGAATGCCGTCGGCCTGGATGCACTCGGCGAGCTCGTCGCAGAGGGCCGCGAGCCTGGCCGCGTCGGCGGCCGCCTCGGGCCCGATGAACATTCCGCGCAGCGAGAGCCCGCCGTCGGGCTGCGGGGCCGGCGTCGGGGTCGCCGGGCCGCTTGTGAGCCACGAGAAGAGGCAGCCAAGCACGAGGGCGGCAGCGAGCGTGTAGCGCGTGCGGTCGCTCATGCGTCGCTCCCGGCCACCAGGGCGAGCGTTAGGGTGTCGATTGCCGCCTTGCTCTTGTCGTCGAGCTTCTCCGTCTGGAGGAGCCGGAGGCGGACGTGAGCGAGGTCGGCGATTGCCGATTGGTAGGTCGGGGCGAGGCGCGGCGGCTGCGTCGCCGCGTCCGACGGGCCGAGCACCGGCGGGCGTTTGTTCCAAAGGGCGGGCCCGGCAAGGAGCAGGGCGGCGGCACCCAACAAAACGACATACGTCATGCGGCGGCCTTTCTCACGAGCGGCAACAGGGATTCAATGGCACCGGATGCGGCCAGCAACACGAGCGAGCGGACGGCCGGGCGGACGATGAGCCAGATCGGCCAGCCGAGCAGCGGGACGCAGCGATCGGCGACTTCGTCAAACAACAGCGCAATGGAGTTAACGACGAATTGTTTACGCAGCGCGCCGTCCACCGGGATCGCGTCGGCCGCGCTGATCGCGATCCGCATGAGCGCGACGGCAAGCTCGTTGAACTCGGCAACGGT